CAAATCTTTTATTCGAGCAGATAGTGATCCAATGTCATAAGCATTATCAGTATCCGGTAGGAAGTCGGCTCCAAGCATTACAGCTGTTTCATTTAGAAGATAAAGTATAAAATTTTGGTTTCCAGATATAGCGGTATAGTAAGCAAGCCCAACTATTCCACCGTCTGATGAAGATATAAAAGAACTATTTCCAGTAAGTCCACTTCCAATAACATTCCTAGATGATCCTCCAAAAATTACTAGATTTTGTGTTACAGATCCTTCGCAATATTCTATGCTAAATGATCCGTATGGTTTCCCCACTTCAACAACATCGGTTGATTCTCCGTTGACTGCAATTCTTAGCACGGATAGATTTTTATTTTCAGCTGAATCTACTCCATCTCTACCAATGAACATCCAATTGTGGTGTCCGGTTACTGGAGCAGTTACATACCAAGATAAAACACTATCAAGAGTATCATTAACAGAAACTCTTTTTTCCATTATGAAAGTTCCTTCACTTCGATCTGCTCGAGAAAAAACTAAACGAGATGTATCTCCAGTATATGCCCCGTTACTTCCAACTGTATCATCGTAGAAAATTATATCATTGTTTGCAATTTCAACTCTGTTTGGTAGAGCTGAAGTAATAATAATACAGTTAATAATAACAGTTCCAGTTATTATTTCTCTCGCTTGTTTTTCTGAATTAGTAGATTTGTTGTTTGCATCTTCTCTGTCCCTACTACTACCAATTTGAGTTGACATATAGACAGGGTTCTCCGAAACCGCAGATGGCTCTGCTTTGTAAATAAATCTATTAACATTTATTCCTCGTAGTTCCATTAGTTTTTAGAGAATCCCTTATCGTCTACTTTTAATAATTCAATACCATGAAATACTATTTGTTCTCCTTTTGTATTTCCAGTAAATCTTAATCTAACAACATTGAAATCTTCTGTTTCTTCATTTGGAAATAGTGTATTTTTAACTTCAGTAATTGTCCCAATATCTTCCCATTGATTTGGACTTGCATCTTGAATTTGGTATTGGAATTTAACTCCTCCAGCATTTTCAGTGTAAACATTAAATCCACTTATACTTTTTATTTTTGCATACATTTCTGTAAAAGATCTCCATCTGTTAATTATTTCAAAGTAGATACTATTACCTAAGTCTGTAAATCCATCATCCATTTTTGAAACTTTACCAACATCTGTTCCCATTATCATATTTAGATTTGTTCCATCATCAAAATAAATAAAAGCAGTTATGTCATTCTGAGGATAATCATAGATTGTCCATACTTGTGTTGAGATTGTGTATCTCATCACACAATTTGAATAGGTAACTCCTTCTACTGTAACAGGCCCAACAGACCATTCTACTGCATCAAATCCATCATAAATACCAACAACATCTTCGTAGTAACTTCTAGGGATAGCTTGAACGAAATCAATTACACGCCTTGAAATTTCTACTGGTTGACTATCGTAAGCAAACTTATAAAAACCAGAAGAATGATGGAAATATAAACCATCCTTTGTTTGTATTATTGATTCTTGAGAATATGTTCCAACATTGTATGCTGGATAAGCATCAATAGAAGTGGCCCCGTAAATTCTGAAAATACTATCTTGTTTAAATAAGAGCAACGCTCTAGGTGTTATCATTAATGCTGTCATTTTCTGTCCATTCTGAGGAGAGAAATTCTTTATAAAATTAGTCTCAGGATTATAAGTTAAAGAATAAATATCTGGTGGAGTGAATTGAACAATATCCGTGTAATAAAGAATATCTAAAAGAGCATCTCCAACCCAAACTCTACCTTCGAATCCAGCTTGAATAAAATCTCCAGGAGGAAAATTGTCCGGGACTAAATCATTTCCAAAAGCTCCTCCACTTGAAGTTTGAACTGGATCTCCAAAAGAAGCATTCCCATTTACCATCCAAATATAATTTAGATATTGAGTAAATCTAGCTTTCTGTTGAGGATTAACACTACTTCTTCTTACTACCCACCCAGGATTGTCCCAATTAAGAACATCCGCATCTCCTTGTTGAGCATATAACCAATTTCCATATACAGGATCATCATCTAATCTAAAAACACTACCAACTCCGTTCTGTGCTGGATTTTTCCAAAAATTTACTACAATTCCAGTGGACATGTAGACTGGATTATTTCTCATTGCAATATATGCAGCTCCTAGACTAATTGGTTGTCTCACTGCAGCTACGGCAAAAGTAGATTGGTTCACATCAAAAATTTGTCCCTGACCAATATCATCAACACCTTCTTTTAACCAAAAAGCAATAAAATGTTCTCCGTCTCCAGCTGATGTTACTCCAATATAAACCACATTAGTAGATTCGAAAGTAAGAGGAATCCCTACGGTTGTAATTGCAAAAGTTGAAAGATTAGTGCTGACGACCTGAGCCAAGCCTACTTGACTTGGTCCAGACCAAAAAAGAATAAATCTTTGAGTGTTATCGACTGGTAATAAATTTATGTATGCCGCATCTACAGCATCAAATTCTAAAGGAGAAGAAAGCATAGTGATAGCCCATGTTGAAAGATTGATAGACATGGCTTGTACTTTTCCATCATTATCATTGTCACTCCAAGCTACAGTAAAATGACTTCCATCTCCTAAAGAAGCACATGAATTATAATATGCTCTAGTCCCATCATAAGTAGTGGGTGAACCCGGTTTTGTGACCGCCCATGTTGAGAGATTAATTGCTAAAACCACTGCAACTCCTATATTTGCGGCACTTGTATAGCATACAAGAACATGATTTGCATCAATCATAGCAACAGATATAAATGAAGCATCAGCAGTATCAAATTCAAAAGCAGAACCGACAGCCGTCACAGCCCATGTCGTTGTATTTACTGAAAAAATTTGAGCAAATCCATCCCCACTTGCGCCTTGCCATACATTCAAAAAATGAGTTGCATCTATTTTAATACAAGCATTTTCTCCTCCATTTGTAGTATCAAATTCAAGGGGAGAACCTTTCATTATAAAACCTCCTAATTCGTCATCGATTTGAACAACTTGAGTGAAGCCGTGACCATCCACTGCTTGCCAAAAAAGAATAATATGGGTGTCATCAATACTAGCAGAAGTTATATTATCTATAGTTGTTCCAGAATCAAAAGTGTCTGTTTCTCCTAGTTTTACAATACTACTAAAACCTCTAGGAATTATTGTATTATTTAATGTACCAAAGTTTTTTATTTCTCCAGTAAGATTATCTGCATACTCAGTTAAACCCTTTCTTGTTTGAATTGCCCCAATACGATCAAAATTAACATTTACTCCAATCTGAACTGAATTTTCTGGGGTAAGGGTATCGTCAATAGCCGCAGTTCTTATAACTCCTTCAGATGGGTATGGTATTTTAATATTTTCAAATGTTTCGCTATTTGGCATAATTTTTTAATCTGCTTATCTCACCCCACATAAATGGGGTGAGTAAGAAGACTAAGCTGTAGCTCCGGTAGGACCAGTTGGACCTGTAGGACCAGTTGCTCCTGTAGCTCCAGTAGGGCCAGTTTCTTCTGGACCTGTAGGACCTGTAGGACCTTCTGCTCCAGTTGGACCGACTGCTCCAGTGACTCCAACAACAGATGCTGTCCATTCTGGAACTGCGGTTGTCCCACTGTTCACATAATTTCCAGCTGCTGTGCCGGCTACGATGATTAGACTTGCAAACGGCTCAAAGATTCCAGCATAAGTAGCTCCATCTGGAACTGCTGCGGCTGTGTCTATTGATGCCTGAAGAACCAATTGTGAAACTGGATCAGCTTGCAGAATATTCATTCTTGAAATTCTTGGTTGTGTATATCCCATAAATTTAATTTTAAGTTATAATAATTGTATCCTGTCCTGTATAAAGATTATTGAAAAGATCAGTAACTAATCCTTCAAATTTCTTTAAATCAGGATCATCACTCCCGATATTTATATCCTTACGATATTTAATCGCATATTTTAAATACCATTTATAGATTTCTCTATAGTTTTCAGTGATTTCTTGGTACAAATTTGTAACTTCTTCTAATTTTTTATAATAATCAATGTAAAGATTATTTCCTTGCATTGAATCTGGAATTATCCGATCAAAATACAGCCTATTTTCAAACACAGTGTATGCAATTGGCTGAGAGATTGTGGGGTTCGACCATACCCGTGTTCCCGCTGGTATCGCTCTGGTAATTCCAGTAACTCCGGTTAATTTATTTGTCAAAAGATTTACTCCTGTATATTCAATCTGCATTATTGTTTGGTCGTAATCTGTTGTGGCCACATAGGCAACTCCAGTTGAAACATCTGGAAAATCTCCAACACTATCGAGGGTTAATTCTGTTGCTCCTATTCCAGCTAATGTTTGATTGTCACCACCCATCATTGAGTAAGAAATTCTATTCCAATCTCTTTTATCTACATAGTGTAAATTAAAAGGTGAAAGTATTCCTGGAGACATAAATCTAGCTGCCAATAAAGATCTATCTGTTTCGTTGAAATCAATGTCATCTGGTAGATCGATGTAATTACTTCCAGCTAAAACTTTGATTGGATACTCAAAATTTTGTCTCCAAGCATGTCTTATTCCATAGAGTTTCGAATCAGTATATTTTCTAGCATCATCAATTGCGCTTAAACAAAATGGCATAGTTATTCTTGTGTCATTTTCTGAAATACCCATAGAAGTTAATACTGGAAGAATTAATTTTGCCGCTGAATTCGTTGGATAAGACAAGACACTTATCGGTGTAGAAAAACTAGAAAGATCTGATGTCTGAGAATTCTTCCATTGAACTTTATAGTAATCAGTACTCAATCCAGTTGGATCGAATGCGATAGTTTTTTGTTGAGTTGTCTGCAAAGTTATTGTTGCAAATGTTGAGTAAACTCCATCTATCGTTGCAGATTTTGTAATTACAATCTGATCAAATCTAACTTCCTGAACAAGGTCACCTCTATTGTGTGGCATTTTTGTAGCCGCAGAAACAAATGATTGATTTGTGTGAGAAGATATAGCCACAAATTCCGAATTTTCTGCACCCAAAGATGAGAGTAAAAGTAATATTGATCCAGCAGTAAAATCTATTGCATTATCAACAGGAATTGCTGTAACCCCAATTGCTAAATTAGTTGAAATGTAAGAAAAAGTCTTGACATCCAATTGATTTGGTATCTCAATAGTATTTCCTATATTATGCTTGATTAAGATTTGTGGAAACATATATTTATTGTACCACCATTATTCTTTATTTGGAATAACTGTGGTAATTCCAAGGAACTTCCCTTGGTTAGTGGTTAGTAAATTTTTAACAATTGAAACAATTGAAATTACCAATCCTATTGTAGCAATGATTCCAGTGTCGATAACATTCTTCCAATCAACACCAAGAATACTTCCATGATCTTTTATTCCCTCCAAAACAGAAAGGATAAAAACCAATAAAGCAGTAAGTAAACCATAAACGATTGCACTTTTAATATTAGCCCACTCTAGTTTAAATAGTCCGTTCTTCATAATAATTATTAATTAACTGATAAATTTAATACAGCTCGAGTCTTTGGACCGACAATTCCATCAGCTACAAGCGAATGATTCTTCTGATAATTTATAACAGCACTCTTTGTTCTTTTTCCAAAATTTCCATCGATAATAAGTTTCTCTATGGCCATTCCTTCTTTATTTAATCTTTTCTGTAATTCTTTTATTTCAGCACTAATAAATCCTTGTCTCATTAAAGTCTTAAAAATATATTGAGGTGGATCTATCAACATGTAACCACTATCAGAACATCGCTTTCTTAAAAAATCTTCTGTAAGGTAACGGGTACCTTTTTTATCGGCAGTAGAAGAATGACCGGTAGAATCCTCAATTTTAATTACCTTAACTCCATCTTTTTTAAAAAATTGAATACCCTCTATTCCATGACCAAAATCTACCATTAATCCTAAGTATTCTGGAATTGGTTTGGTATATTCTTTTTTGTTTGCATGAATTACAATCTGACAATGGCCATACTTTTTTATTGCTTTGGCAATATCATCGATATCATTTCTAACATCAGGGAATCCGTAACCTCCTATTTTAAATGGTGTTTCACATGTAACATCACGATTCATTTCCGTCTCACCAATATTTTGCGATACATCTACACTTTCGTAGTTTGTACCAACATTTTTCATTTGGTTAAATAGATCTTGTAACCACATTCCTCCTTCAGGATAATTAGAGCGAGATCTATATGGAGGGTGAGCTGAGAATATTTCTACAATAGCATTTTTTATTTTATTAATAATTTCATATCCCTTTGCAGCCGCTTGAGCCATACAAGAAAGTGAAAAAGCCTGGTCTCGTGGAGTGTAAGATATTTGTTCAACTTCTGATTCATCTAACCAGACTAACTCATCTTCAATAGCTCCAGGAGTTATATCCGATGTTTTATAGTCTCGTTCCTTTTCCTCTACAGATCTAGGGTCTTCTATGACACTATCTAAATTTGCTATAAAATCGTCTTTTTCGTTTTCCATATTATTTTTTAGGAATTCTTTCCTCTATTATTGTTGATAATTTTGTAATCTCATTACCCATTATGTTTACACTTTTAACTAATTCTGTGACTTTCACATCTACTGTATTTGTATGGTTCGCAGCTAACAAGAATGCATCATCTAACCTTTTACCCATGTCGATAAATTTCTGTTGATTTGCTTCCATGAACCACTTAAATTGTTCTGCTAACACACCAGCTTTGTTTTCAACTTCTTTTTGAGAAAGCACAGAAGCCTTATCTTTGATATTTTCCTCAATTCTAATCTGTTCCTTTTCCGTATTTACTTGTGGATTTTTGAAGTAATTAAAAATCGTAAAAACAATACTTCCTATTCCTAGAATCGAGATAATTATTGCTAAAGTTTCATGTGATATTTCCATATTGTTTTTATTAATTAATAATTATACATTTGTATCTAAACTTTTTACATTAGCAATTGGGTTAGTATTAATTGTCTTAATATTTGCTTTTAAGTTTGTGTTATAAGTTTTTAAATTTGCTGGGCCTATTGCTGGTGGAGCTGTAAATATCCAACCAGTATTATTTGTATTATCTACACTATTTGTACCAGCATACCAAGTAGAAGCAGGGGATGCTTGTGAGTATTGAATAGCTAAATAATCTGCTGAAACTACACCACTTCCTGTTTTTACAAGATTGTGTGTGGTAGTTGAACTGGTACTTCTAATTGTTATAAGTGCACCAGGATTTCCACTTATAGCCCAATCAGCCATAGTTTGAGTAGAGCTATTCAAAATACGAAATTCGTGTGCAGCAGTACCAGTATCTCTTAATTGATTAAATGTATTATTACCATCAACTCTATTTATTTGAGTACTTGCACCTTTATCAAACCAAACATTATAAAAAGTATATCCATTACCATTAAACGTTGACACATTTGCAGTACCAACCATTTTTAAGGTAGATGTGCCAGCATTAACAGTACATCCTGTTAAAAAAGACCATCCTATTTCTGTTGAAAGTGTACTACTTCCAAAATTAAATACTGCACCTGTAGAAACCACAGTAATAGTACCAATAATTCCAGTAAATGTTAAATTATAATTATTTGTAGTAAATATAGTATTAGATGTTGTTTGTATGCGACCAATAGAATAAAAAGTATCTTGGAGACTAATAGTACTATTTGTGCCTTCATCGTAAATACTTATCCAAGACATTCCATTTGTAGTTATATTATGTGTTATAGAAGTACCTTGTAGTGAAATATAACCAGTTCCAAGACTATATGATATGGTCGCATTAGCACCACCAATTAAATTGCCGTGAATTTGTGCTCCTTGCACAGTACTCCAATTTATAGTACCAGTAAAACCGTTTAGACTAAGATTCTTAGCTCTTGCATCATTAGTCATAGCAACAATAACAGCTCCACTATTCCCATCAAAAAATACATCATCAGAAGTTGTTGGTACTGTTTGACCACCAGCTCCTCCAGAGGTAAGAGCCCACTTTGTTCCAGCGGTTGTATTCCAAGTGTTTGCTCCTCCTACCCAATATCTATTTGCCATATTACGCTACTGTTGACTGTTGGTCAGGAGATGGATTGAAGTAAATCACATCAGCTGAGACAGCAAACCCTACTACTTTAATAATTGCATCGGCCCCTGTCGGAATAGTTGCTTGTATTTGTCCAGGAGTTTCTCCAGCATATAAAGTAGCTCCTGGAGTCCAGTTCCAAGTATCATCACGAACATAACATCCAGGCATTGCTACATTCATAGCTTGAGTATCTGTTTTTGATTCAAGAGAGATTGCTATCATTCCAGCACAAGTGGCAACAGCATCAGAGTCTACGAGTATCCACTTTCCAGCAGACCCCATCATAACTAAATCCATTACAGTTATCGATGCTCCCGCTTGAAATGTATTTGTAGTTGGACCAACAGCACTATGATCCGAATTTGGTGTTCCATCATAAGCAAAGTTTCCAGCTAGTGTTTGAGGACCGGCTGGACCAGTTGGACCCTCAATTCCTTGAGGACCTGTTGGGCCTTCAATTCCTTGAGGACCTGTTGGGCCTTCAATTCCCTGAGGACCAGTTGGCCCTTCAATTCCTTGAGGACCAGTTGGTCCTTCTGCTCCAGTTGGACCTGTTGGTCCTTCTGCTCCAGTTGGACCTGTTGGTCCTTCTGCTCCAGTTGGACCTGCAGGTGCTGATACTGCAAAAGTTGTATCGACATGAGATGCAAATTGAGTTCCTTGGTATACAAATGTCATCGTTCTATTTGCTTGATCTGTAAATCCAAGTACTGTTACAACTATTCTATCAGTTGTAAGAAGACTATAAGTTGCATCAGGAACTGCATAGACAAGTTCATCTTCTTGTGGTGCGACTGGATTTGTTGAACTAATATCAGCAGTTGCTTGAGTTGTAAATAATATAGTAGCAACACCAGCATCTGTAATTTTAGAAACTTGATATTTGAAAGTATTACTTCCTGTATTATTGTTTACATAAAACCACGAATGAAATTTCCAGACACCACCGGGTATAGAAGTCTGCCCCGGAACCATTGAAACAGTTGCATACGAATCAATAGCAACCCCACCTGTATCTCCACTCTGAGCTACAACTGATTCATCTACTTGAACTCCCCCAACTGGTACTCGAGTTAATTTTTCATAATCTGTAGTTATGGATACTGAAGCACCAGCAATTTCATTGGTAAGTGCAGATGCACCAGCAAGTGTGAGAGTTAAAGCTGCTACAGATCTAATTACCCAAGTAGCGTTATTACCTGCGTTCGTAGCTCCTGTAACTTTTATTTTCATCCCTGCGAGAAATCCATCTGTAATAAAACTTCCAGCATCAGCTCTTACTATAGTATCTGGAGCAGAAGCAGTAACAAAGGATATTGTTGTATTGTTTGTTATTGATGGACCTGTTATATCAGAAATAACATTATCATAAAATAAAGTAAGTCCTGAAATATTACCCTGTGGACCTGTTGGACCTGTTGGACCTGTTGGACCAGTTACATTTGAATCTGCACCAGTAGGACCAGTCGGACCTTCAGGTCCTTGTGGACCAGTTGGACCTTCAATTCCTTGTGGACCAGTGGGTCCTTCAATTCCCTGAGGACCAGTTGGGCCTTCAGGTCCAGTACTTCCAGTTGCCCCTCCAGTATCTCCTTGTGGACCAGTAGGACCAGTTGCTCCAGTTCCTCCATCTGGACCAGTTAATCCGATTGGACCTTGAGGACCAGTGGGACCTTCGGGACCAATAAAACCTTGAGGACCAGTAGGACCTTCAGGACCAGTAGGACCAGTTGCTCCACCAGCTGGACCTTGAGGACCAGTTGGGCCTTCGGGGCCAGTTGGTCCTTCAGGACCAGTAGTTCCAGTTGGACCAGTTTCTCCAGCAGTGTTTCCAGTATCAACCCAAGACATAGTTCCTTCATCCCAAACCCAAATAGTATCAGTTGATCCAACAACAGCAAATGCCCCCGGGAAACCAGTAGGGTAAGCAGCCGCAAGATCTTCAGGTGTTGCAAAGTACCCTAAGAAGTTTGGATCACCCATCATTGAAGATAAATATGACATAAAAATTATTTGGGAATATCCCCTTTAGCTGCTAATCTTTTTTTATTTAAAATAGGACGAATAATCCTAATTGGAGTAGTTACTTCTCTTAAAATTTTTGGAACCTTTTGAACCATTATATTTGTTTCAGAAATAACTTTTTTATTTCCATCGATAACACTCTGAACTGTATTTTTTAATTCTTCAAAGAATAATTTAAAATCAGAAATATTTGTGGCTGTCATTCTATTCACTTGCTCAACAATTTTATCTAGTCCATTAGCCTTAGTAAAAATATCAGAGTGCACCTTCTTTAAACTATCAATTACTTCGATTAGTACTCCTTTTTCAGATTTCAATCCCCCAACTTCTTTTTTAAGCGAAGAAACTTCAACTTGAAGTGTAGATTTTTCTATCTGTAGATCAGAGACTTCCTTAGAAATTAATTTAGATCTTTCTTTTTCTTTTTCTTCAATTTCAATCAATCTTCCTTTCCCCTGATTAATTCTAGTTTCTATTTCAGTATTAGATTCTGATAGTTCAACACTCTTTTTATTTTTTTCTTCAAGCTGAGTAGAAATAACACCAATTTCTTTAAGAATTGAATCCCTTTTTGTACTCCATGAATCTAATTCTTTTTTTTGCTGTAATGTTAATTCCATATATTTTTAATATCTTAAACTATAATGACATGACCCTTTAAATGCTCCACCAACAACATCAAGAATGAAACTTTCACCTGGAAGGCACTCAAATCTAGGACGATTATCTTCTCCTGGTTCATCTTGAAGTGTAATTCCTTGGCCATCTGCGAGAGCAAATTCTCCAAGGACTCTTGAGCCGGCTTTGATGGTAAGAGTTCCAGCTGAGGCTAGATCTCCAATAAGTTCATGGATATAAAGCCATGTTCCTGGTACTGAAGCGACTACAACATTCCCAGCACCGATTGGTGCATCTACTTCTATTGAAACTTTTCTACTGTGTACATCTTGTAACATATATTTTTTTAAATTAAAACTAATAAATCGACTTTAATCCACCTAATGGGATCCTCGTATTAGCACGAGGACCCGATAGATAGATTAGAAATAAATTGTAGCTAAAGATTTTTACCATGAGTATCAGTTTTTAAATGACACTCACGACACAAAGTTCTTCCTAATTTTATATCCCAAAACTTTTTAGATTTCTTTGCTTTTTCAAAAGTGTCTAATTTCAATTTTTTTAGAAGAACTGCAAATGTTTTTGGATAATGGTCAGCATGAAGAATAACTCGATCACCTTTTATTCTCTTTCGAGAACATAAAACACAAGCATAATTATCATGATTAAAGATCTTTAATCTCCATCGTTTCATTTCTACAGAATGTCTTATTTTAAGATGTTCAGGATATATTCCTCCTTTCCATTTAGGATTATGGGGCCCAACAAAGTAAGGATTTGATTTACCAGCATGCCAAGGTTTATTACCCTTTTTGAATTGAGTACTTGGCGAACCAGAAATTCCTTTCTTAAAATGGGTCCGTCCAGTATTTGAACAAATCCCTTTATTATTGTGTCTCATTGCATCATATTGACACAAACGAGAACAATATTTTTTTAAAACCCAATTTGGATTACTACAATCTATTTTTCTTTCAAAGATCTTTTTACACTCTAAGCAAACTTTTTGTTTCTGTTTATCCATTCCATTAGTATATCATACTAATGGAGATAGATAAACTTGACAAAAGCTCTAACCTGCGGTACTTCCATCGCCATCGCTCCACATCCATCCTCTCAAGTCAGAAGCGCCTAGTTGACAAAGAGAATTGAAGTTAAGAACAAGATCTTGGTTACCCAATAGATCGATGACTGCTGGCTCTGCACGAGTTGGCAATGCTTCGATATAAAGGAATCCGTAATCAGCATTCTTTAGCTTGGAATCAAACATTCCCCACATTAATCCATCCAAACCAAGATTTTCATAAGCTGAAAGCTCAACGATACTGAAAGTATCTGTAGCTGGAGCGTTATTAAAGAGGTTTGTCTGTTGAGGTGCCAATCCCTTGTCGATTGTACCTTTGATTGTCTTTGCAAACTGTGCGGTTGAAGAACCAGCACGACAAACAAGAGTATCAAGCATCGACATTAAAGGATTTCCACGCCCATCCTTTTTCAAACTCTGTTGTCTGCGAGCAGCCAAGAGAGAAGAATAAGTAAATTGAGGTGAAGGAACGACATCCACGATAACATTGGACCAAGCTGCACCACCATCTTCACGAGGGTGTGTTGCATCCCAGTACGCAGCTGCATCAGCACCTAATGTGGAGATGACAGTTGGTGTTCCAACATTATTAATAGGTACCCATGTGAATGAAGTACCGAAACCTTGACTCAAGAGACATTGAGCAAGATAGTTCTTGGCATGCTCGATAGCATTTTTACCTTCAAGAACTTTTGACTTAACTGTTCCCTTGATCTTTGCAGCTGCCCCCTCAAAGAGGAAGAAGTTTGACTGGAATGTCAAACGAACCTTTTTGGTAAAGTGCATTTGCGTATAGTTCTTTGAGTAACCTTGGATAGGAGCATCAGAACTACCAACTCCTCCATCTGGAATGATTTCACCCATTCCTAGCCCAGTAACACCAACATCAGAATAAATTCTTTCACTGCTTTCAACTTTGTGCATGAAATCTAGGTATTCTGGTTTAACATTAGCGGCCACTTTTGGTGCAACATGTTTTAACACATTGTTTACGATAACCGCATAATCATTAATTGTACCTGTCATATATTTTATTTACTTCGATTAACTATTAATAAGATTAAGCAGTGTTAACAAATCGAACAAGAATTTTCTTGTCGCCTGTTGCTCCGTAAACTCCGACCTGTTGGACGATACCAGTTGCACTAGTACTTCCTGTATTGTTTACGATTCCACCATTAGCTCCTAGAACCATTTTCTGCCCGTTATGAGCAGCATTCGAATTGTTTGTCGAATCCGCAATCCACACATCATTCTCAAAAACATCAATTACAGGAACTGTAGTTAATGCTTGTGCTGCTGTAATGCTTTCATTACAGACACCAATAACATCAGCTACAGCTGTACTTGAAGTTGCAAGTATGGCTAGGCCTGAAGCCCATGCCAAAACATACCCCTTTGTCATAACAACGGAGTCTGCTTTTGGTACTTCTTTGAGTGAACGAGTGGCATTTTTTATTACCGCTTGTATAAAACTCATAAAATTATTAAATTATAGGAGAAATAAAGTTAATCAGATAATAGCTCTATTGCCTTTTCCTCAGACATTCCAGTTGCTTTAAGTTCATCAATTGACTTACGCATTTCTGGAGAAAAATCCGTTTTTGCTCCAGTTCCACCAGGGAACTGAACAGCATTGATTTTTTCCTGAACATTGGCTCCTTTAAGTACTCTCTCTTGAATTGTTTCGGATGGCTTGAACATATTCTCTCGAGCGAGCTCGAGGACTGTCATGAGTTCTTTTCCAGATTTCCCAGTCCAATTATAATTTGAATCTACGAAATCAAAGAAAACTTCTCGCACATCTTCATCCTTTAATTCAGGATGCCTTGCCACAAAACTTTCTAAGGTACTTTTTGTTTCTTGAACCAATCGCTCTTGACGGATTACCTCCTGAATATCCTCCTTAGTTGCGCCTCCAAGTTCTTTTAATCGATCTCGGTCCGCTTTTAAAGCTGGATCTTCATCAACCTTCTTTTCTACTACAGAATTAAGGTTATTAATTTTATCGGATCCATTCAAATTCTTAAGTTGACCTTTAGCCTTTGAAATTTCTTCCGATAACGCTGCTTTCGCTTCTGGAGTAGTTGCCGCTTTTCGTCTCTTAACTAAATCTAATAAACTAATTCTTAGCTCATAAGATTCGTCAGATTCAAATTTACCTTTGTTTGGTATACGAAATTCGTAATCTTCTTCCTTCTTTTCAGCAACTGGAGGCTTGCTGGGATCCTCCACCTTTTTTTTAGAATCTGAGTCTCCGGATTGTCCGGTTGGTCCATCTTCTTTTTTTTCAGGGTTGGTTACCACAGGTGGTAACTCTTTTCCAGCTTTAACTTCATTGATGGATGCTTCAAGCTCTGCATCGAGAGCTGATTCATCATCAACTGCGGGCACTACTACTTTTTTATCTTGGTCCATATAGTTATCCGTACGATATCGTTCGTAAGGGACGATGGCTATTACTATTAATTATAATACTATACTTTTCATAACGCAAGTATTAATCTTTTATTTTTATCGTGCTGGCAACTTTTGTTAATTTTAATTTCAAAGAATCCAAATTTACAGATCCTTCATTAATAAACGAAATTGCATGTTTCTGAAAATCACCTGGCTGTGAATCATTTGATGTTCCAACAGAGTCAGAATGTTTCAACGGAACAATAATAATATAAATTTCTGTGTCTCTTGTTTTGTAAAATAAAAATCCATGCTTAGGATCAAATATTCTATTAAAAACAGTAATCAATTCTTCACGATCTACAGGTAATCCACATACTTTATTAAAATATGAAGGTGCTCCTCCAATTATTTTTCCATTCGTGTCTGTCTTTTTGTAAAAATAATTGTCTTCACTAACATCTTCACCAAAGACATCTTTGAGGATAATTTTATTTTTCTTTTTTTCATCTTCAGCCTTTTTTTCTTCTTCTTTTTTTATACGATTCTCCTCAGCGATCGCATCTTTTTTATCTTTAATAGTTTTAATTAAATCATCTTCCAAAACATCTTCCTTGAAAGGAATACCCAACTTCGTTGCTTCTGCTTTTAATTTATCAAACTTGGTCTCTGCCATATATTTTTAGTGACTATCCTGCCACCACAGGGTTCTTACTTTTTTGATTTAAATAAATTCTTAAAAAATTTATAAAATCGGTTAATAAATTTTTCTTGCTCAGGTGTTATTTTTTTTCGAACTTTATCCAAGTATTCTTTTGTTAAAGTAAATACTGGAACATCCATATTAATTTTCGCTATCTTCATTGCCTCCTCTATCAAAGCAAATTCAATAGGATAAGGATGTTTATAGTCCAATCTAATTTCCTCACCTTTCTTAATATCTCTATTCGCCTTAAATTTAAATTGCCTTAAAACTTCAACAACATTTACTCTATCAGATTCAACAAATGTTGCTGAAAGCAATTCAGAATTTACTTGGCCAATTAATACGCTAGACATCTCGTCCGCACTAATTACAAACTCATCACCAGACTTAGAAATAAATTTCATTAATTTTTTTTCTATTGCTTCTGGTGAATAATTAACTTGAATTGTATAATCTTCCTTCTTTAATTGTACTGGATTTTTCATTGTTACTTAGGTTCGTGCAACGACCCTTGTCTTATTTCTTCCAAATAATCGACCATCTTTCTTAAAATCGTACTTTGGACATCGAGGGTTATTGCGTTAACTATCGTCTTAAATTCAGTATCAGCAATCAATGGAGATTGATCCATAATATCTTTAAGCAATAAAATTATTGTTGGAGCATGTTCACTTTGGGCTAATGCTATCTTTTTTTGTTTTGTACTTTGTTCGTTTTCGTCCATAAATTATGCTCCTGGGAAAAATGGTAAATTAGCCGCTCTCCCAACACTTGCATCAACGGCTGATCCCATAGGTGACTGAGGCCTTGGGACTTGATTAGCTCCTTTCGCAGCTCCAGTATTATCACTTGAAACTCCTGGAGTATTTTTTGGTGCTGGAACAGTTCCTGGAATTTGAGGTGAAATATTATTTCCACCGGAAGGAGTTAATCCAGCTCTTTCTTCGATTTGTCTTTGAACATCAGCTGGAGCATCTTTATAGTTTAATGTTTCTTCTGGAGTTTTTTCTGGTCCTTGTGGAATTACAATTTCAGATGGTTTCATTGCCATAATTTGATCATATTGCTTCTTAGGAATGTAATCAAAAATATTTTGTTTTTGAATCGTTAAGAATTGTTCAAATGATTTTAATTGAGCCGCTGCGGCCTCTGGATCAGATCTCCTTAATTGGAATATTAAATTAATTTGATTGGTAATTGTAGGAAACATTGCCATGAATGTTTGTTTTTGAATCTCAAGAGATGGCAATAACATTGAATCTGGATCAATTATAAATTCATAATAATCAGAAATATGTCCATGGGTTTCCAGCTCATCAAATAATTTTTTAGCAGAAACAGTTCTAGTTGGGACATCTTCCATCATTTCACCTTCAGCAGTAAAATCAAAATTTAATCTAAGGTTTCTTGAAGCAACAACAGCATGTCCTTTGGGAACACCATCGTCTCCAATGATTTCTTGTGATTCAATAAAGTAGTCTGGATTTTGTTTTGTAAATTCAGCTAAGGCCTCATCTGAATCAATCATAAATACTTTATCAACTGGATATGTTTGCCTCATCCAACTACACGCAATATGCGCATCTGTTTGAAGTCCATTCATCATCGAATTTTTTGGAGGAGTCAATCTATTATATGCAGCTTCTTTCAAAATGACGGTAGAACCAAGAGTACTCTCAGCATTTTGTCCGGCTACAATATTGTTAACTCCAGTATTTTCTTCAATTGCCACTTTTTGTTTATCAGCAAATTGAATTCCCTGTTGAACATTTCCGTTTGTTTTTACAACATCAATAGTAGACCCAGGACTTTTTGGATTTATAACATTTGGAGATCTCTTATATGTAGCAGTTCCATTTTGAACCTGTGGCCCAAAAAGAAGTGGAAAGATTTCTGCTTCCACTTGTTGAGCATTCAAAGAATTAATATATGTAAACAATGCAGTATTTCCTCTCATCATTTCATACAAACCAACTCCATAAGGATCATTTAAATTTTTAGCAAAACATCTTGCAACAACAACAGAACCAAAACTTTCATCGTTAGGCATCTCTCCATCATAAATAACCATTTTTCCACAAACAACAATATATCTATTCAATAATACATTTTCATAATATCCAAGAGTAACACTTTGTTGTGCCTTACCCTGATCTTCGTCTTTAGCTTCAGTTGTCGTAGATAAGTAATCTAATTTTCTTTTATTATTTTTAGCTTCTGGATATTTTTCAAAAAATTCTTCCTTCAACATATCCTTCTCGTAATAAACTTCAAATTGAGACCAGTAGTCTCCATTTGTAAAACCAATTCCAAGCCATGTTCTTTTCGGATCCATTGGTTCTCGATAAACATCATCAAAAAGAATCTTATCGACTCCTCTCCTTTTTACTGAAACACGCTTAGGATAAACTCTCCAAGCGGCCCATCCGTATGTAAATAAATTCTGGTATGTCAAAGAGAGTGTATTCTCTCCATTTGCTCCCTTCAAATACCAACTTCTTTTCCATAATTCATAAATAGCCTTAGCATATATTTTGTCGTCAGCTATAACTTGAGAATCTGGTAATTTTCCAGCTAAAACACTGGTAGCAATTAAAATTTTTGATAGAGCAATAGGCTCTTGAGATGCAGGAACTCCGGATTTATTCTTATCTCGATCTGTAATTTTAGTAGGGTAAACATTAATATCATAAGCGCCATTTGCCATCTTATTGTAAAAGACCATTGAACCCCAACCCGACTTCTCATAGAGCTTCTCTCCATAAGAAACACTAGTATTTATAATATTTTGGTCTATTTCATCTGCGAGGGCATCAAAACGAACACGATACTGTGATTCTTTTATCTTTTGCTTCTTGTCAGTGATAAATTTAATCGTCTCCTTGTCCTTATCAACTGTTTTTGAAACTTTTGTGTCCTTAGTTGTTTCCATATAATATAATTGTAGTACCTATTAATTAAGAATGCAAGTATTTTTGTTTAAAATTTCGGAATTTTAAAATATTTTGCATCTTTTCCGTATTTTTTTACAAATTTGTATCTTAAAAATGGTAAACTTGTCTCTTTTCTTTGATGACGGCCATCTTTACTCCGATGTTCTCTATGAAAGACAACATTATCACCCTCTCTTAAGTTAAAATGAAGACTCTTGTACCTACGAGCCATATAAAAATTATTGTTCCTCTCCAAATAATGCCTTCCCCATAGAAAAGCCTTCCGCATTCGAGGTTGTGTCGACCCACTTCCCTTGTTCCTGTAAAATAGCATATCCAATAGCTCCCGCCATGACCACATCGTCATTCTTTCCGGCTAGGGCTTCTGGCCTCCCTTTTGTATTCCTAATAAAAGTAACCATCTCACTCAACATAGACAATGGGAACCCATCAGTTTTTCTCAAAAATACAGCTTTGAGCGCAGCAAGACAAAATGGTCTCGTGGCACTTGTGGTTTTCCATCCAAAAAACTTAGTAATATTTTTTGTAATATCATCAAATATTTTTCGATAATAAAGATTTAAATATCCCAATTTATCCAATCCATCATTTACCCATAGACCATCCTTGTTCGATTCAATTCCAAGTAATCCCCAGTTAAAAAATTTTCCCACACTATAAGCATCATTAATAAATTCATCAGGTGGAACATTCGAAGTATAAACTGCATCACAATTCTCAGTCTTGTGATTGATAACATATAGGACCTGTTTATCCCCATGAGCTAATCCCTCCGCAGTATCTCCTCCAATAATATACCTAGTTCCTATTTCTGGTAAATTAAAAACTTCCAACCTCCCAGTTGATAGTGGTTGAAAAGTAACTTCTCCCTTTTCATTTGTAATCAATTCTCCTCTTGTCCCATGCTTTGCAGTTTGGATCATTGAAAATACCTTCGAGGTTGGGAAGTAAGTTTGCCCGGTAGAAAGAAAGGCCTCCTCTGGTGTAGTTGGATATTCTTGATGTAATTTATTTACAGTGTCAGTACCACCTTTACCTCCACACTGTAAATACTTCATATAATAATAAGTAATTTCTTTGTCTGTAAGATTGTGCTCCTTCTGATACTCAGCAAAATCGATTTCTCCAATCTCCATCTGAGACACTGGAATATTCTCCGTAATCTTTTTCATTTCCATATCGTCATACTGCCAGTTATAAAAATGAGGTAAGAAAATAACTCTCGACTTCATCGGAGATATCGTATCTCTAACAGGCCAATTATCCTGGAAGATCTCAAAGAATCTCCCGGCCATACCTTCCGCAGTACTCTCAATAAAAATAAATCCATCAAAAGGAACAGCTGGAAATGTTCCAGTCTCAACTTCCGCTGCATTCTTTGGGTACATCACACACATTTTTGCAAACTCAGAAATATGCACATAGAAAAATGTTCCAGATCGTCCTGATGTTGAAACCTGAATAGAACTTGTAGATCCAGCCTCCGGGCCGTAATCAACAACAACCTGAATCTTCTTCGCAGAATTTCTCTGTAATTTAAAAAACGCCCCCTTAACTTCATTCGCCATATTTCTAATAGCAAAATCAATCTTACGATCGAAGATCTCTTTCGCATCTTCAACCTTATGGGCCACAATCAAACCCTCTCTGTTCGTATTAAAAAGAATCTCATCCAGAATATACAAGTCAATAAAAGTAGTGAATCCCAACTGACGACTCTTAAGTATAATATGCCTATGATATTTTTTTAGTGGATCATTGGGATTTAAATAATTATCAAAAAAATGCTTCTGCGCCCGGTTCATACTAAAAACCTCCTTGGTTCCATCCTTCGTAATGAGCCAATATAAATTAGTCATTCTCCACAACTTATCATCAATAAGATCCGGATTCTCCGTGAGCTCTTTGACTATCCGATCATTGTGCTCTTTTTGATATTGGAAATTTGACATATATTAAAAATCTAAATCAATATCCTCCTCCTCACTTTCCTCCTCCTCTATCTCAGGTTCAACAACCTCAGCTTCTTTTGGAGTAGAGATATTATTAATAGTTTGATTTTCAATTTTTTGCATTATAACCTTTCGGAGCGGGTTCCCCTCTGGGGTCCTATTTTGGTCCGGAGCCCTTTGTTTGTTAAATCTATCCCATGCCTGAGAAGTAGCATTCAAAGCAGCATTTAAATCTTTGTTCGAAAACTTTTTAAAACCCCTGGCCTTATACTCAGCCATAATAGCAAGTACCATGTTATTACTTTCAGTTGCAAGTTTTAAAACTGCATTCTGAAATCCTTCCGTCTTCTCAATTTTATTTGAAGCATTATTCGCTATCGATGGAGGATATCCAACAAGCAGAGCTATTTCTTTTTTTGTAGTACCTTGTCCTCCTAACAATCGAGTTGCATAAGCGTACTGTTGAGGTGTTGATCCATTCTTAGGTCTTTTCATATTTAAATGATAACACCCCATAAGGTATGATGCAAATTTTTTTACCATTATGTGCTATAATTAATTTGTTTTGGATAAGAAAGACCCACTTAGTCGCGGGTCTTTTTTATTACTCCTCAAGAAGTTTATATAACTTCTCAATTTTAGGGTTCACTTGTTCAAAATGCTTGGCCCTGGAAATTCTCAATATAAAAATAATAATATCGTAGAAGTCCCTATCTCCAAAGATGTAATGAATAAGTTTTTCTCTACCTTGCTTAATAAAAAGCAAGTTATTTGGTTTTGAGTTACCACCATTTTCACGATTTTTAATGTGATGATGGCACCTACCAAAGGGCTCTGTGTTCTTCCCCATACCTAATTTTGGTTTAAAGCGTTAAGGTTTCTAACGATAGACCAATCTTCAAGGTCTCCAATTCTTACCCTTGTTTCATAAGTGTAAGTAGAATCACTCAATAGAGTTAGATCAACTTCAACATCTGGAGAGGTTTTCTTCAAGTTCTGGAACAAGAAGTCACACATATCCAGGCCATACAATTGGTTCTGATAAATGACTGTCATGATATTTAGTTTTTAAGTGAATGTTCTTTCTTTAATTGTAATCCTATTTTAAAAAAAAGTATATAGAAAATTTTTTAATGGGAGTCACTTTTTATACTAGAAAATTTTTTTAATGTGAGTCACTTTTTAAATTTAAATAGGGGGGTGTTTTTTTATGGAATGGTGGGTGTTTTTAATCAGAGGGTACTGGAATCATTTTTTAAATTTTACCCCCGGGGGTGACGGGAAGGGGTGGACCCCCGTGCCCGATTTCTACCCCAAAAATAATTTCATTCCAATAAATAATTAAAAAATTATCTTATTATATCCTTATATTATATACCTCAAATTTGCCCTCTATATAAAATAAGGCTTAAACGGGGCAGAGACTTTTAAAATTACACTATCTGCCCCTTGCCCCGTCAATACCATTTTAATTTTAACCCATACAAAACAAAGAGCTGACGGAAGTAGAAAGAGCAAAAAGGAAACGGGGCACAGGGGCAGGAGTTTTGATAAAGTATTTATATATTTAAAAAAGTGTATATATTAAGGTGGTAAAAAAAAATAGCCGTGCCCCGTTTGTATCAAATACCCTTATAAAATAAGGGTAAAAGTGCCGGGGCAGGAAACGGGGCGGGAAACTCGTGCCCCGATTGATTTTAAGCCTTATGGCATAAGGCTAGAAATTGACAAAAAAGAGACTTTTCGGGGCAGGAAACATCTGCCCCGTTTAAGCCTTATTTTTCGTTGAGTGATTGCTCATTTTTCATCATACCTTATAGAAATTTTTTACAAAATTGGTAAAAGTGGGGCAGATGGTTGAGCCGTGCCCCGAGCCGTGCCCCGATATAGCCTTA